TAAACAGTCAAGTAAAAAGGCGGTTAATTATGGGTGATCAGATTTCTTTTATTGATAAGCTGCGGATGCTTCTGAAAGAAAGGGGCATTTCAACACTTAGGTTCCAACAAGATACGTTGATAGATAGAAAAATCTTTTACAACAAGGAAAGACAGCTTCACAAGTCAACACTGATGGCTATTGCCTATTATCTGAAGATGGATGCAGAAGAAATGATTGAAGGCACTGATGCAGAAGATGTCTGGTATAGTTGAAGCGTTATTGGAAGGTATGAATTATGGGAAACTTTACTTGTGTAATGGAAAGCCAAAAACAGTGCAATGGCTGCGTGTATTGGAAAACAGCAAGAGATGGTGCCATTGATTCTTTTATGTGTCACCATCTGCTTGTGACAGGAAAGAGAAGGATTGACCAAGATGGTGTCTGCCTTTCCAGAACACCAGAAGAGCAGCAGGTGCAGGAAGTGAAGAAAGAAAAGAAGAAAGAAAAGAAGAAAGAAAAGAAGAAAGAAAAGAAGAAAGAAAACAAGGTCAAGAAGAAGGTCAAGGCTGTTGAAGATGGCATTGTCTTTGAATCTATGACTGAAGCGGAAAAGTATTATAAACTGGCACACGGCAGAGTTCATAAGGTTGTAAACGATCCGAATAAAACGGCAAGGGGGCAGCACTTTGTCACTGTTTGAAAAAATGCAAAGTATATGTTCAGTTTTTGCCGGGAAAAATTGAAGGTATGGTGTGAATAATGTTTCTTTGGTGGGTATATCTTGACACTGTTGAATGGGGTGTCTATATCACAGCACCTTCCAGGGGAAGGGCAAAAACAATCTTCTATCATTGTTCCCCGGATTACTGTGATTTTACTGACATCAGGGTGAAGAAGCTGAAACCTGCTGACGGATTCAGTGAACGGTTTATGGACATGGATTGCCCTGAACTGGAAGCCCTGGGTGTGCGGTATATGACAGAAGAAGAATACAATGAATATATGGAACAGTTCGATATTTGAAAGGATGCATTTATGGACTTCTATGGTGGATGCTTGTCCTGCGAGAAAGCGGTAGATTGCCAGATTGCCGGGGAACCTGCTTCTGATTGTCCTGTGGAAGCTTTGATCCAAGCAAGGGTGGAATTCAAGATTGCTGTGATGGAAAACAAGTTAGTCAAGGCACAGCTTTGGGTGATTAACAAATTGGAAGCTGTTCTTGAAAAGCTGATGCTGCGGTGATAGAATGCAATCAAACTTGAAAGGTGGTGGCATCCATGTTTGACATGAAGGTGATTCTTGAAGCACTCCCTTGTCCCATTGGATCTGATATCTGGTGGGTAGATGATGACACAATGGAAGTGAAGTGCGAAAAAGGCGGCATCACAGGATTTATCATTCGTGAAAACGAGATTCTTGCGCTTGATAAATGTGGAGAGCCATTTGAACTTCATAGTGAATGGGGATGCCTTACCAAAGAAGAAGCGGAAGCTTTTAGGGATAAGATGCTGAACCGATAAAGTTTTCACCTGATTTCATAGATTTTCATGGTTGAATTCTGATATTGTTATAATAAGCTAGACTGATAGACAAGCCTGACAGGGTTTTCCCTGTTGGGCTTTTTCTATTTCAAGCACCAGTGTTCTTCCCTTTTATCCATTGGGGGAAGCGCATTAAATACCTTATCTCCGGGGGCGGTGCAATCGGTGCCGCCTATGGTGCTTTTTTAGTTTTATCTAGTTTTACATTTAGTTTGAAAGGAAGGTGATGGTTGTGGCAGAAAAGAAGCTGACGGCAAAACAGCAGCGGTTCTGTGATGAATATCTGATTGATATGGATGGCACAAAGGCCGCAATCAGAGCCGGATATTCAAAGAAAACGGCTGCTGTGATAGCATCTGAAAACCTGAGAAAACCTAATATCAAAGAATATATAGAAAAACGCATGGCAGAAAAGGAAGCTTCGCTGATTGCGGATCAGAATGAAGTGATGAAGTATTTGACTTCTGTTCTGCGTGGTGAAGGTCATGAAGAAATGGTTGTTGTTGAAGGCTGTGGTGATGGCTATTCCAGGGCAACAACGGTGACTAGGGATATTTGTCCTAAAGACCGTATGAAGGCCGCTGAACTGCTTGGAAAGGCACACATGTTGTTCACTGAAAAGGTGCAGCAGGAAATTGACATGGATCTGAACATCACAGTGGACTATGGTGATGATGGTGATGAAAATGAAGATTGATGTGCTTGGAACAAAATACACCTTGAAGCGTGTGAATCATGGTCAGGATGACTATATGGACAATATGTCTTTTGGCGGCTACTGTGACTGTGGCAAGAAAGAAATCCTGATCCTGAACCTGAAAACATGCCCTGATTGGGAAAATGAATCTGAAGCTTCCATCAAGCAGCAGGAAAACGAAACCATCAGGCATGAACTGATCCATGCATTCCTGAATGAATCTGGATTGCAGTGGAATTCCTTTGCACCTGAAAAGGCATGGGCAAAGAATGAAGAAATGGTGGACTGGTTTGCAATTCAGATGCCAAAGCTGTTGGCAGCATTTAAGGCGGCTGATTGTTTATGAACATTAAGGTTCAAGCCAATCCTTGCTTCAAGAAAGTTGACCAAAGCAATAAACGATATATTGTCATGAAGGGCAGTGCAGGTTCTGGAAAGAGCGTTGACACTGCCCAAAATTATATTCTCCGGCTGATGAAGGACAAGGGCAGGAACCTTGTCTGCATCCGAAAATCAGACATCACAAACCGTGACAGCACCTTTGCAGAATTGACTGGTGCCATCTATAGGATGTTTGGTGACAAGGCTGACCTATATTGGAAGGTCACACAAAGTCCGCTGAAGCTGACCTGCAAGGCCAATGGCAACCAGATCATCTTCCGTGGCATGAACGATGAAAAGCAGCGTGAAAAGCTGAAGTCCATCACCTTCCAGAAGGGCAAGCTGACAGATGTCTGGTGTGAAGAAGCAACAGAACTGACACAGGCAGACCTGGAGATCATTGATGACCGTCTGCGTGGTAAGCTTCCACCTGGTCAGTTCTATCAGATCAGGCTGACATTCAATCCAGTGAACAAAAACCACTGGATCAAGAAGGTCTTTTGGGACAGACCTGATCCCAATGTCCTGTGTCACCATTCCACATATCTGATGAACAGATTTGTGGATGATGCATACAAGGCCAGAATGGAGCGCAGAAAAGAAGTTGATCCTGATGGTTATGTGATTTATGGCCTGGGTGAATGGGGTGAAATCGGTGGCCTGATTCTTCACAATTGGGAAGTCAAGGACATTTCACTGAATCTGAATGACTATGATGACATTGCCATTGGTCAGGACTTCGGTTTCAACCATGCAAATGCCATTCTGCTGCTTGGCATGAAGGATGACAACATCTACATCCTGAATGAAGTCTATGTCTTTGAAAAGGAAACAGCGGAAATCATTCCGCTTGCTTCTGATATTCCAAAGAATAAGCAGATGTGGTGTGATTCCGCAGAGCCGGACAGAATCAAGATGTGGAAGAAAGCCGGATACAAGGCCAAGGGTGTTGACAAGGGCGGTTCAGCCGGATCTGTCAAAGCACAGATTGACTGGCTGAAGGGTGTTGTCACAAAAGACAAAACAATCAAAAGAATGATCTATGTCCATCCACATTGTGTGAATACCATCAAGGAATTGCAGCAGTGGAAATGGAAGAAGGATGAAAAAACAGGGGAATACCTGGATGAACCTGTTCCCTTCCAAGATGATGCAATGGCTGCGCTTCGCTATGGTGTCGAGGGATGGAGAAAGATGAAGAACTGGATGGTGTAAACAAGGGAAACGGAAGGGGAATAGTACAGTGCCAAAAAATATCAATATTACGATCAGGGACAAGATTGCCCTGGCTGTTGACCAGACAGAATATATCTGCGGCAACAGTGATTTCATTGTCAACTTTGACTTTGATGAAGAATGGAACGAGTTCACCACCAAGACAGCACGATTCACCTACAATGGCAAGTTCATTGATGTTGTGTTTCAGGGCAATCAGTGCCAGGTTCCCATCATTTATGACACATGCAAAGTCTGTGTTGGTGTGTATGCCGGAAACCTGCGGACAACCACACATGCAGTTGTTGTTGCCAGGAAGTCCATCCTGTGTGGTGATCATAAGCATGAAGATCCTTCACCTGATGTTTATAATCAGTTGATTGATCAGTGCAACAAAATTTTTGATGCTGCCGGAAAAGCACTTGCGTTTTTTAAAACGGTTGCAGATATGCAAGCAAGTGACAATTTGGATGTGGGGTTGTTTGTTGGAACGAGCGGCTATCATTCTGAAGGGGACGGTGGCGGTTGCGTTTACAAAGTTATTGCGGAAGCTGAAGCATCGTATGACATTGTTGGAAATGGTGTGGCTTTCCGTCCTGTTGTGAACGGGGTTGCTTATCCAAAAATGTTTGGCACCTACAATGACGGAGTAACGGCAGATAATGTCCCGTTGCAAGCGTGTTTTGATTACGTTGCAGACCATGGAATTGCAACCATTGACGGAGCAAACCTGACTTATTATGTGGATCACTCCACAGATGCAATCACGCAGCAGGATCATCTTTCTATTTATCCGAACGGCATTACTCATCGTGGTGTTATTATTCGCACAGGAGTTGAATTGAAAAATTACAATTCTGTGCTTATGCCCAACACAGATATTCTGACACCTGTTCTTACGATTCTGCAATCAGAAGAAAACAGTTTCTACATCCATGATTGTGAATTTGATGGGAACTATGGCAATCACGAAGAAAGGCCTTCTGGAACAGGTGTAGATGGTGGACGGCATCTGTTATTCTTCACTTATGAAGACACCATGTTCCCAAACGATTTTAGAGCGTGTGGTGACATCACGATTGAAAGATGTAAGCTGCATAATCCAGACAGCTATCCAATCATGATTTCTGCCTGTGATTGCACCTATACCGTCAAGGGTTGCGATATTAAATCCCATGCCATGGGTATTTTGACATACGCAACAAATTGTATTGTTCGTGACTGCACCTTTGAGACAGCCGAACATTATAAATTAATGGTTCACAATTTCTGTCATGATGAAATTGAGTTTGGTGAGAACTACACAGGTGTAAAGAAAAAGAATATCGAAATCACAAACTGTAGAGTTAAAGCACCATCTATTTACACTGTAGAACATCGTCCGCAGATCGGTCTAAATTACGGAACCATTAAAATCCTTGATTGCGTAAACGAGGATGAAAATGGTGATATTTATGTGGACTACGTTGACACGGCACAGTACGATACACGGAAAACCATTGACAATATCGAAATCAGGGGCTGTGTCACACCGAAATCACCCACAAGTAATTCCCAAGAAAACCTTTGTGTATATGGTGCAGACATTGGAAGGGTTGTTGTTGATGATACCGTCTTAACATCCTGCCGTTTCTTTGATTGCAATATTGACAAAGTTGTTTTCAAGGATCTGAAAAATGAATGGGCTAGTACAATCACAAATTCTGGCAGTTATTCTTTGGATGAAGTGGAGTTTAACAACGTTGTCTTCAACTCCTTAAATACTCCACTTTTTTACCAAGCATCTGGTGTCAAAAACATCAAGCTGAGAAATTGCACCTGTAAAAACCGATTGAAGATTGTTTCTGCATCTTCTACTGTAACTAAACTTAATATTTTCATCGAAGATTTTAAGTATGAAGCCATTGAAACAACCGCAGGTTCCTTTATCGACATTGGAGAAAGCGGAGAATACAACATCACAGTTAAAGATGCACAGTTCCTCACGAGTTTTGGCAGTAACAGCTTCATTTATGTGTACACGAACAGCACAGCCACAGGACGGATTATTCTGCAAAATGTTCTTGCTGTCGATTTGCCTATCACGAAACGAGGATTAGACCTTGAAGAAATGAATGTGGCATTTATCGGACAGATCGTTGACATTGTAGGCATTGAATCTGTCAAGCAAACCACTACTTCTACGGAAGACGGTGGCACCAATGTTGTCACTATGACTTTGACGGACGGAACCAAGGCAACATTTAGCGTGAAAAACGGTTCTAAGGGAACTAAGGGTGATGATGGTGATGATTATGTCCTGACCAATGCAGACAAAGCGGAAATCGCAGATGCTGTGAAAACGCAAGTTCCTCTGGTGAAAACAGCAGAACAGCCAACCTTTGTGAACAGTGTCGATGACATGACGGACACAAGCAAAGCCTATCTAATGTCCGATGGATACCTGTGGGCTTGTATGCCGGTTTTGCCGTACAACTTAACGGCCAATGATTTCCAAGCAAGTTCTATGAACGCAGACGGTTCGATTATCAGCAGTTCCCAGAACACATATAACCGAATGGCAACAAAGAACCTGTTGCTGTTAGATGGAACCAAAATTTCTGTTACCTGTCCGTCTCCGTATCAGTACATCGTGTACTATTACACGGGAAATGCGACTGATACATATATCGGCAAAACAGCCTTCAAGAGTGGCAATATTGACGATGTTATGTCTGATACTGTTGCAAGCGGCACGTTAAGTGGTGCGAAGTATTGCCGTGTCAGTTTGCGTGACTACAGAGATGCAACCGTAGACCTTAGAGGTCGAGAGGAAGAATTTGCAACAACTACTCCTGTTACGGTGACAAAGCTTTCTGGCAATGAGTGGCGAAGCACTGGGCTTTTATACAATCAGCCTGCTAATTATGATGACAGGGTTGTTGCTCTTGAAAACAAGGTTGCTGAGTTGGAAAGATTGGTGGGGGTACTCTAACATGAATCCTTTGCATTTGATTTGGATCGTGCCGCTGTCTGCCGTGTTTGGCTTCATGGTGGCAGCGGTTCTTACTGTCGGAAAAGGCGGTGACTAAATGCTGAAAGTAGAAGAAATCAAGGACTTTGTTCTTCAGGATGAAGGCAGTCAGAAGAAGAAAAGGGCAAAGGTAGGTCTGGCCTACTATGAAGGCGATCATGACATCAAGAACTATCGTGTCTTTTACTTCAATGCAGACGGCAAACTTGAAGAAGATGAAACCAAAAGCAATTTCAGAATTGCACATCCGTTCTTTCAGGAACTGGTGGATCAGGAAGTCCAGTACATCCTTTCTGGTGAAGATGCCTTCGTGAAGTCTGACATCCCTGAACTTCAGAAGGAACTGGATATCTATTTCAATGAAAATGAGGATTTCAAGGCTGAACTGTATGAAATCCTGACAGGCTGCGTGTCCAAGGGCTTTGAATATGCCTATGCTCGGAAGGGTGAAGATGACAGAACAGGCTTCCAGTGCGCTGACAGCATTGGTGTCATTGAAGTGGAAGCACGTTTTGCCAGTGACAAGAAGGATCACATTCTGTATTGGTACGTTGACCGGGTTGACAAGGACGGCAAGAAGATCAAAAGAATTCAGGATTGGGATGACACACAGACGGCCTACTACATCCAGGAAGAAGACGGCACCATCAAGAAGGATTCTTCTGCAAAGATGAATCCGCAGCCGCACATTGTCTATCAGGACGGCAATGATGGCAAGATGTATTCTGATTCCTATGGCATGATTCCCTTCTTCAGACTGGACAATAACAAGAAGCAGCAAAGCGGTCTGATGCCCATCAAGGACATTGTGGATGACTATGACCTGATGAATGCCGGACTGACCAACAACATTCAGGACACGAATGAAGCCCTGTATGTGGTCAAGGGCTTCCAGGGTGACAACCTGGATGAACTGATGACCAACATCAAGGCCAAGAAGCATATTGGTGTTGATGAAGAAGGCGGTGTGGAAGTTCACACCATTGACATCCCTTATGAAGCCAGAAAGATCAAGATGGAGATTGACGAAAAGAATATCTTCCGTTTTGGTATGGGTGTCAACACTGAAAGCCTGAAGGACACAAGTGCAACCACAAGCATTGCCATCAAGTCTGCCTATGCCCTTCTGGATCTGAAGTCCAACAAGCTTGAAATCCGGGTGAAGCAGTTCATGCGGAAGCTGCTGAAACCTGTTCTGAATGAAATCAATGAAATCAATGGTTCTGGATACACACAGGCTGATGTGTATTTCAACTTTGAACGTGAAATCATCACCAATGAACAGGAACATGCACAGATTGAGTTGACCGAAGCACAGCGGAAGCAGACGGAAATCAACACGCTTCTGAATATTGCTACACGGCTTGACAATGAAACGCTGATGGAACTGATCTTTGAACAGCTTGACTTGAACTATGATGATTACAAGGACAAGCTGCCGAAGCCGGAAGAAAATGATCCTTATGCTGCACAGACGGCATTGAATAAGGTTCAGCCGGAAGATGATTCTGGTGGTGATGTGATTGAATAAGCGTGAAAAGGAAATCCTTCAGGCACAGCTTGATTCTGAAAAGAAAGTCTTGAAGCAGCTTGAAAAGCAGTATCAGGCAGCACTTGATGAAATCAATGACAAGATCCGGCTTCTTCAGTCCAAGACAGTCTATGATTCTGACGGCATCGGCAGGAATGAACAGGTTCCGCTGAACAAGCTGCCACAGTCCAGAATCTATCAGATTGAACATCAGAAGGCATTGAAGGGACAGATCCAGGGCATCCTGGACAAGCTGCATGGTGATGAATATAGCACCATCAATCAGTATCTTGAAGAAAGCTACAGGGATGCCTTTGTTGGCACTGCCTATGATCTGGCAGGACAGGGCATCCCTTTAATCATGCCGATTGACCAGAATGCTGCCGTCAAAGCCATCCAGACAGATTCCAAGATCAGTGAAGGATTATATGAAGCCCTGGGTGTTGACACCAAGAATCTGAAGAAGGCCATTGCCAATGAAGCAACCAGGGGTGTTGCTTCTGGCTTGACCTTTGAAGACATTGCCAGAAACATCAGCAATGTGGCAAAAGCACCACTTTCCAATGCAAAGCGCATTGCCAGGACGGAAGGCCACAGAATCCAACAGGCTTCCACCATGGATGCACAGAATGAAGCAAAGAAAAAGGGTGCTGATGTTGTCAAGCAGTGGGATTCCACACTGGACGGAGCCACAAGAGAAACACACAGGAAGCTTGATGGTCAGATCCGTGAAGTGGATGAACCGTTTGAAGCGGATGGCAAGAAAGCCATGTATCCCGGTGACTTCGGTGATCCTGCTGAAGACATCAACTGCCGCTGTGCTTCCCTTACCAGGGCAAGATGGGGCTTGGATGAATCTGAACTGGAAACCTTGAAGGAACGTGCCAAGTTCTTTGGTCTGGACAAGACCAAGGACTTTGAGGACTTCAAAAACAAATATCTGAAAGCTGCGGAAAGTGTGACGAAAGCGGAAGAAGCACCTGCAAACAAGTTTGTTCCTGCAAAAACCATTCAAGAAGCGGAAACATTTGCAAGTCAATTCGTTGATTCAGGGGGGTTCGGAGCAATCGGAACATCTTATTCTGGTGTACATTTGGATGTTGCAAACGCTATAAATAACGCATTGAGTGATGTTTTTGGTTCGTTCAATATTCCGAAGTTAGGCGGCATTGCGGCTCCTGCAAAGAATACGAAACTTGGCAAAATGGTGAATGCACATGCCGCATATTCCCCAATTAGAAAAAGCATTCTAATGGATCGAAATAAGACCAAAAAAGCAAGTATGATGCTTGAAGGACTTATGGCAGATAAAAAGGCAATAACCAACATATTGAATCACCCGGAACAATACGATTTTTCCAAACTGTCTGCACGGTTAAGAAAAGTAATAGATGGGTCAAGAGAAACTGGAAGGTCGATTGTTGCTGAAAATATCACGGAAGCAATAACACACGAACTGGGACACCACATTGAAAAAAATGTTTCAAAAGATGATTGGGACACTATCAAAGCCGGTATGGAGAAATATGCAACAAAAATATCTGGATATTCTGTGGATAGCCCCAGTGAATACTTTGCAGAAAGTTTTACTTCTTATATGAGAGGTGAAAACCTTATAGACCCGGCACTTCGGGAAATCTTCGACAAAATGAGGAAATGAGTATGGAAGAAGAAATTATTGACGAAATCTTTGGCACTATTGCAGATGCGGTGAATGCCGCAAAGAAGACCGAAAATGAATAAAAGCACTTTGCAGAAATGCATGGTGCTTTTTTCATGCCCAAATACAGAAAAGAAGCAACTGTTCGGAAATTCCGAATGGTTGCTTTTTATATTTACACACAACAAAACAAGACATACAGAAAGGAGCGCATTATGAAAGAAAGACTGGAAAAGCTGCTGTCGGTAAAGTCCATCGTTACCATTGCAATGACCATTGTCTTCTGCATCCTGGCAATCCGTGGCACACTTTCCGGCACAGAATTCCTGACCATCTTCACTGTTGTTGTCGGCTTCTACTTCGGCACACAGAAGGTCAAGGAAGACAAGGTTGAATGATATGGAATACAGTTTTGAAATTGAGAAAGCCAGAATCTATGTCAACAAGTGTGCAAAGACACTGGCTGCAATTCAGGAAGAAACAGGTGCTGATGTCCTGATCAATGGTGGTCTGTATGATATGGACTACAAGGACAGGCCGAACCTGTGGCTGCGTGTTGATGGGAAGACATTAAGCAAAGATGATGACGGTTTCTGGTGCTATGGATGGGATGTCAGTGATTTCAGAATGATTCACAGCAATGACATTGAAACTGTCCAGAATGCCATCTGCTGCACATCCTTGGTGAAGGACAGCAAGAAGACCATCCTGCTTTATGACGAAGGTCAGGGCGGCATCCGTGGAAGATCTGCCATTGGAACGCTGCCGGATGGAAGAATCATCATCTTCTGCTCTAAGGATTGGACATCTCTTACAATGTCTCCTGAAGAAATGCAGCAGTATTGCCTTGAACATGGATGGAAGGATGCCATCATGCTTGACAGTGGTGGCAGCAGTCAGTGCATCACACCTGAAGGCAAGATCACAAGCACACGGAAGGTTCACAATGTGCTGTGCTTCTGGTTGAAGAAAGACAACAAGACACAGGAAGTGGTGAACAAACC